TTTGGAATTAAACAATGCGCCTGATGGTTCAACACCAAACCCTAGTATCATTCAGGTTGGTGTCACCATCGGTTCAGCAAGACAATTACCAAAAGAATGGATTGTAAAGAAGTGGTTTGTCAAAGTAGATGAACCAATATACCCATTCATTACAGAGTTGACTGGTATTACTACGGGTGATGTGCAAAATGGATTACAGAGATATGATATCGCTAATGAATTAGATAAACTAATCAAAGATAATGATGTATTTGTAAATCCCGTTACATGGGGTGGAGGAGATGCCACAGAATTAAAAGATGATTTTGAAAAATGGGGTGTTGAATTTAGAAACTTTGGTCGCCGATGGATTGATGTAAAAACTTGGTACGCACTACATATGTTAGCTAAAGGCAAAAAACCAAATGGAGGCTTATCGTCAGCACTAGGTGAATATGGATTGTTTTTTGAAGGCCAACCACACAGAGCTGATATTGATGCTTTTAATACTTTAAGATTATTTTTTTATATTTTAAAGAAACAATTTCAAATGGAAAATTTAATTAAAACGGCAAAAGGATTATAATGGAAAAGTTTTTGAATTACCTCAAATATAGTGGATTAAATGTTACAATTAAATTTAATCCCTATCACTGGCGATTAGCTGCAAATTATTTTGCAACTAATGAAGCTTGGGAACAAGACGCTCTGGTAATAGAGTTTCTCCCAATAACTGTAAGACTTTGGATTGATGACGGAAGTTGGTAATGAATTTATTTAATAAAATTTTTGGTAAGAAAAAGCAATATGACTTTGCACCTTTAGAACAAGTAATAAGAGAATGGATTAAAAAGTGAACATTTTTTATTTGGATCCAGACCCAGCAATCTGCGCCAAAATGCACGTTGACCGCCATGTATGTAAAATGGTTATTGAATATGCCCAACTAATGTCAACCGCTCATCGTGTCCTTGATGGTGAAATGTACCTTGATAAGACAGCTAACAATCGTAGTATCAAAAGATGGCGATTGTTAGATGAACGTGAACAAAGATTGATGAAACCCACAATGATGAATCATCCTTCTGCTATTTGGTTGCGTCAAAGTGATAAAAACTATTTGTGGTTATACCAGATGTGGTGTGAATTGCTAAAAGAATTTACTTATCGCTACGGTAAAATTCATGCAACGGCACGATTGATACCAGACTTAGCTAAAGTACCAGAAAAATGTCCTACCGGTTCATTTACTGGTCCTACTCCCGCTATGCCTGATGATTGTAAAGTTTCTGGCAATTCTTTACAGTCATATCACAATTATTATGTAATGAAGAAAAGTCATTTATGGTCATGGAAAGGTAAAATAAATAGTAGAAAACAACCACAATGGTTTACTGAAATGATTGAACCTTTAACTATGAATACACTTAATGCCAACTTATAATTTTTTAGATACAAAAACAAATGAAGAAATAGAAATCTTTATGCCGTGGTCCCAGCGTGAGGAATTTCTTAAAATTAATCCGTGGATGGAACCAATCATAACTGCACCAGCAATTGTGTCTGGTGTATCCTCAAAGAAAGCACCTTCAGGATTTAATGAGGTGTTATCAAAGGTAGCAGAAGCTCATCCTACTAGTGTTGTAGGCCAGCGACACGGACAAAAATCCATTAAACAAGTTCAAACCGAACAAGTGGTTAAAAAACACGTTGATAGAGTTGTAAAGAGAATGAAAAAATGATATTTAACCATGTGAAGTTGCCTGAATTAGATTTTGATTTGATAGCGGAAACCACCGATAGTGGTCGGCGCTATGTTACACCAAGTGGTAATGCATACCCATCGGTCACCACAGTTTTAGGTTCATATAATAAAAAAGCTATTATGGAATGGAGAGCTCGTGTAGGCGAAGAAACTGCAAATAAGATATCAGGTAAAGCCTCACGCCGTGGTACCGCATTACACACCATTTGCGAAAAGTATTTGCTAAATGAAATGTCTGATATGAAAATGCAAACAATGATGCCAAACATCAAGGAATTGTTTCTTCAGTTAAGACCAGAACTAGATAGTAATATTGGCGATATATACTCATTAGAACAGGCTCTTTATTCTGATAGATTAAGAGTTGCTGGCCGTGTTGATTGTATAGCTCAATGGGGTGGTAAGATTTCAGTAATTGATTATAAGACCTCTACAAAGTTAAAGTTTGAAGAAAACATCCTCAATTACTTTATGCAATGCTCGGCATATGCTGAAATGTTTGGTGAAATTACAGGTAAACCTATTGACCAATTAGTAGTTGCCATAGCTGTGGAAGAAGCTTCACCACAAATATTCGTAAGAAGCAAGGCACCATATATTGGGCAATTAGAGCAGTATATTAATAAATATCACTTGACAAATACAGTTAATTAGTGTATAATGGCAATATCAGTAAAGAATTCGTTGAAGTTTTTAGAAAGTTGTTGTGGACATGGGTGCGATTCCCATCACCTCCACCAAAAGCATACTACCGAACCGAGTTATCGGTAGCAAGGCCAAAAGGCTGTAGTATGCTTCTGATGGGGGTGCCTAGGCTCGACATGACAGTAAGTATAAAAATGGAGAATCGGCAGAGTAGCCGTAAAAACTAAAATAATAACCGCAAACGATAATAAGTTCGCATTAGCTGCCTAAAAACTGCTTAGGGTTTAGGTGAGTTCCTCGTAACAGAATACTCACCACTTTTATTAATAAGGAAATTATATGAAGAAGATTATTGCTCTCGTAACCGCAACTTTCGCTGTAACAGTTTTCGCAGCTGAGCCAGCAAAAAAGCCAGAAGCTAAACCTGTTGCAAAACCTGCTGCTACTAAAGCTGCACCAGCTGCACCTGCACCAACAGCACCAGTAAAGAAATAATAATTAAGGTTCGTGGGTTACCTTTACCAAAAACCCACCCATTTTTATTTGTTATGATGATATATGCCTTTTTTAATTGAGAAAATTGAACCAGTAAAAGAAATCCAAAAGATTGAAATACAACCTTCTATTGATAAGGTTGAAAATTCTTCCGTTGCCTCAACTGAAGCAATCTTTATTTTCTGTGCCATCTTTGTAATATACTTACTCAGAGCACCATTGATTGCTCTTTCACTAATCATTTTTAAGTTCATCATCATAGCCATATTTGTTTATTCTGGATACATTTTACTAATACAATGATTGCTAACAAAAATATGGAATTTAGGAGAAAATAATGCGTGTGTTTATGAATGGTTATCCAAACCATTGGATTTCACCCTATACTGTTATTGACTATCTATTCTTTTGGACAGATTGGTCTAAATGTTCACGGAATAAAGGCATTGTTGAGGATAAAGATTTTGTTGACCATCCTGCATGGGTTGATAAGTTGGTTAATTATCTGAATCCTTTTTGCACGGCACTATCAGCAGTTCGCAAAGCATTCAGCCCAACAATTCGTTATGTAAAGATTGACCGATATGATACATGGTCAATGGATGACACATTGGCTCACATCATTCTACCAATGTTAAAGCAATTAAATGAAACTAAACAAGGTGCACCTTTTACCGAAGATGAGGATGTACCAGAAGAATTAAGAAGCACCAATGCTGATCCAAAAGAAAATGAATGGGACACCGATTCAAATCACTTCAAGCGTTGGGATTATATTATGAATGAAATGATTTGGGCATTTGAGCAAAAGATATCCGATGATGCTGAAGCACAGTTCTTTGACCATTCTGCAGGTAATTATAAGTTACCTTGGGATAAAGACTATATTGGACCAAAATATGATAAAGAGGGCCATGAAAAACACACCAATCGTATGCAAAATGGTTTTAGATTATTTGGGCGCTACTATTCCAACCTCTGGGATTAAAATTGCAAAAAAATTTAAGTGACTACATCAAAATATATCATAATCATATTGATGATGATATCTGTAAACAAACAATAGATGAATTAAATGCTGCTGTATGGCATGAACACACCTTTGACGATTATGATAACAAAACTAAAATTAAATTAAGTGGTAATCAAGAATTATCAACATCATATGATAATGTTTCCACAAAAGATGTATTGATGAAAAAAATTTGGGAAGGATTGAATCAATATATTATTAAAGATTTTCATTTCTCATGGTTTGATGGATGGAATGGTTTTACTCCATTGAGATTTAATCAGTATAAAGAAAATAAAAAAATGGCTGAGCATTGTGACCATATTATTATCAATGAAGCAGGAACAAGAAAAGGTATTCCTGTTTTAAGTATTATTGGTTCATTAAACGATGATTATGAAGGTGGCGAGTTTATCATGTTTCAAGATGAAGAAATTAAACTGAAGCAAGGCGACTTAATGATATTTCCATCAATATTCCTGTATCCACATAGAGTAGAACCAGTAACCAAGGGAGTTAGGAATACTTTCGTATCATGGGTTTGGTGAATTAAAAAATGCATAAATAGAGTACCAACAACACACACACAACCGTTGGTAACACACACACAGAAAGGAGTATTATTATGAGTTTGTCCCCCTTTGAAATCCGAATGGAATTATTAAAAATGTCCCTCGGTCAATTAACTGATGAGCATTACGCCCATCGGTCAGTAATAGATAATAATTGGAATCTAAAAGTAGAACTAGCTAAACAAGCTGGAACTCCTTCACCAGAACATCCAGGTTATCCACCATTCCCCACAGAAAACGAAGTCATAAAAAAGGCCGAAATCCTTAATAATTTCGTATCTCAATCGCAGCAATTACTAACAGAAAAGACTAGCAAAAAGTCCACCTGATGGGCGGAGGTTCACGATGGTGTGAACCTTCCTTAACAACAAGGAGAAATATGCGAAGTAACCAATATTTAATTTTAGGTATTTTAGTATCACTAGCAGTTCTATTTACCTTTTCAATGGTATCAGAAACGCAAGAGAGTAGATACAATTTACCATTCAACATCAAGTATAACACTATTTCAAAATCAGCACAAAAACAAGTTGATTGTTTAGCTGAAAACATTTATTATGAAGCGGCTCATGAACCTCAAGAAGGTAAAGTTGCCGTAGCATTGGTGACATTGAATCGCCTGGCATCTGGCAATTATGGAAATGATGTGTGTAATGTAGTAAAACAAAAAACAAACATCAATGGCAATACAATCTGCCAATTCTCATGGGTCTGCCAGCCTTATCTCACAATCAAAAGCTTGACAGTTAATAACAATTTAGTATATAATGATATTAGGAATTTAGCGGTGTATGTGTTATTCAATTATGATAACATGAAAGATATTACCCAAGGCGCAACATACTATCACGCTGATTATGTTGACCCGAATTGGGGATTACCTAAGACCACTAAAATTGGGCGCCATATTTTTTATAAGCGCCAGCATGATTTACAAACAATGAAAAAGGAAATAAAACTATGAGTAACTTCATTTTTACTGAAATTAGAACCATCTTTCTATCGGCCACACTTGTTGCAGTATCAGCGATTGTTGGCTTAACATATTATAATGTTAATGATAGGATTTTGATGTCAAAAAATATTGATGCCGCAATAGCTAAAAGTGTTGACCCTCTATCTGTAAGATGTTCATTTGTGATACAGAGTGATACCATCTGTGTAGCATACGCAGCTGCTCAAGGCGCATCAAGAAAATAATAATGAAAACGATTCTGCTGGTTATATCATTAATCTTATGTGTCTTGGTGGTAGTATCGCACATTACTTTTAATTATGGTAAATATCCTATTATAAGGTATGATTGTAGCATAGCAGAGATTTCACCTGATTATCCAATTGAAATTAAAAAAGAATGCCGTAAATTGAGAAATAAAACATGAATACAACTATATTATTGGAAATGAAAAATGCCAACTAGAGATGAAATGGCAAAGTTTGCAAAAGAGATTGACCAGCTAGTATCGGAAACTGACTATAACTATATTGAAGCGATTGTTAATTATTGTAAGACAACTGGATTAGAGATTGAGGTAGCATCTACTTTGGTAAATGCCAACCTTAAAGCTAAACTTGAAAGCGATGCAATGGATAACAACCTATTAAAGAATAAAAGTCCTAGATTACCTATATGATGACAGGCTATGAAGCCTTTGCACTTTACCATACATTAAAGCTACATTTCACCAGTAGTTATGATTTTCACAAATACAATGGCAAGTGTAACATTAGTGTGACAACATTTGAGAATCGTAAAGACAAATACCATTTTCATAAGCTGGCAAGAAAGTATCCAAACAAGGATGATTACCAAGCCTTTTTAATTGCCAATCTGTTTGAGAATAGTGAGTGCTGGGCAGGAACACTATTGCAACCTGAAGCAGATTCGGTATATTTGGATAGGCAAAAAATAATTCAATCACTTGCCTATACCTTTGAAAATGATTGTAAAGTTTTGTTTGATGATTGTAAAGATCCGAACGAGGTGCTGGCGACCTCTGGAGACTATCCAAAACTATTAACCATGGCTTTGCGTAGTGAGATATCACCAGAAACAATAATCGTCCTAAACACGATCCTGCAATTCTTGCCAATGTGGGATAGGAAGATTACCGATACATTACGCTGGCCAGATTACCGAAGAAAGTTGACGAAGTATGCCAGCTTTCTAACTTTTGATGTTACGAAATATAAATTAATACTAAAGAGAATTATATGAAGATTTACCTGGATATGGATGGTGTAATTGCCAATTTTGAGAAACGATACATTGACTTGTTCAAAGAATCACCTGGCTCATCAAGAGATAGAAAAGAGTTTGGTAAGAACTGGACTGTATTTGTTGGTGATAACCATTTTGAGTCCTTAGAGTGGTGGCCAGGTGGGCAGGAATTATTGCAATACCTGAGTGATAATAAATTTGATGTTGAGATTCTTACCTCATCTGGTGGTCTTAAACACCATGATGAAGTTACTCGGCAAAAGACTGTATGGCTAAAAGATAGAGGCATACCATATAAAGTAAATGTGGTGCCAGGCCGTAAGTTAAAGGCTGACTATGCTACACCTAACTCTATAATGATTGATGATACTTTGGATGTTATTACCTCATTTACTGCTGCTGGTGGTATCGGTATACATCACAAAGATATAGGCAATACTTTAAGTTTGCTGGATATTCTCTTGACAGAGCACATAAATATATGATATAATGGTTTCTTGTGGATAAAAGTAGTAACACATTTTAATATAAATTTAATACGAGGTAATATATGAGTTCATTTGCAAATCTAAAGCGCAATCATAGTTCGTTGGATAAACTTACTAAAGCGATTGAAGCTACACAATCCGGTTCTTCAGAATCCGGTTCAAAAGACGATACTCGCTTTTGGCAACCATCAGTAGACAAATCAGGTAACGGCATGGCGGTCATTCGCTTTCTGCCAGCACCTAGCGTTGACGGTGATGATGCCCTTCCGTGGGTTCGCACATTTAGTCACGGCTTTCAGGGACCTGGTGGTTGGTTTATTGATAACTGCTTGACTACCTTAAATGAAAAGTGTCCAGTATGTGAACACAATTCTACATTATGGAATTCTGGCATTGAAGCGAACAAAGAAGTTGCTCGCAAGCAGAAGCGCAAGTTAACCTACCTTGCTAACATTTTGGTTGTTTCTGATCCAAGTAATCCTGAAAATGAAGGTCAAATCAAGCTGTATAAGTTTGGTAAGAAAATCTTTGATAAGATTACTGAAGCGATGAATCCAGAATTCGCAGATGAAACACCAGTTAACCCATTTGACTTATGGGAAGGTGCTAACTTTAAGTTGAAGATTCGTAATGTTGAGGGATATCGTAATTATGATAAGTCAGAGTTTGCTGATAAATCGGCACTCTTTGAAGGTGATGATGCTAAGTTGGAAGAATTGTGGAAGAAAGAGTTTTCTCTTAAAGAGTTTACTGAGAAGTCACAATTCAAACCTTACGAGCAATTAAAATCCCGTTTGGAAAAAGTTCTTGGTTTTGGCGGTGAAGTTGCAAGAACTAAGGCTGAATCAGCTGTGCTAGATAGTCCTTTTAAGGATGATAGTGATATCATTTTGGACAAATCTAATGTTGAAGATGAAGATTTGGATTATTTCAAATCATTGGCTGAAGCAAAGTAGTAAAAAATCCCATGCAAGTTGACCCCGCTTCGGCGGGGTTTTTTATTGGAATTAAACAATAGCATAGTTTTCAAACATTGTCTTAACTAAATCATTATCATAAACATTAGGTGGACTAACATTATTACCGCCACCACCACCATTTTGAGCAACATTTGTTGTTGGTGCATTGATAGTTGTGTTACCGCCACCAGGTTTCATTGCAGCCATTCTTTGGTCTGACATTGATGTTGATGCGGATGCTAATGCTTTACCACTTGATGGGGGAGAAGCTGATGTTAAAGTTGTTGTTGCGCCAGATGACGGATTGGAGTTAAACATTGCCAATTCAATATTTCTTCTTTTTTCCAATCCTTTATTAACTTCACCACTAGCTTTATTATATTTTGGTATTGCTTCTGCAATCTCACTAATGGTTCTTTTCCCACCATCTGTTACTTTGTCTAATATTCCAGGTCCTAAATTATAAGCAAAAGAAGTTAATGAATCTATCTGTGATGAATTAAAACCATAATTATGTTTTTTTCCATATGCAACTACTTTATCTCTTGTTTCTTTTACTGTAGCTCTAAGCCTTCTATCAGCTTCTTGTTCGTCAATCACCTCGTCTTTACCATTAGCTTTTGTTCCATATCCAATACTATATTGTTTATGGTCCCAAAAAGCTTTAGCGCTAAAACCCTCTAATTTTTTTATATTTGATATTAATTCTTCACTTGGTTCATCACCACTTTGACTGTCTTTTGTTGGTGACATTGATGGCGATGTTCCGCCAGCTGTTGATCCAGAACCGCCAGTATATGGAGTCGGTTTATTAGTAGCAGGAGCACCGCCACCAGCTGCAGGAGCACCGCCACCAGCTGCAGGAGCACCGCCACCAGCTGCAGGAGCACCGCCACCAGCTGCAGGAGCACCACTTGCAGCAGTTTTAGCAACACCAGATGCTTTTTGTGCTTGAGCTAAATCTTTATCGGACATAGCAGCTAAACCAAGCAGTCCACTTGTTAAATCTTTAAATCCTTGGCCTAATTTAGATAAGTTTTCACCATCAATGTCTTTAAATAATTTTAATTGTTTAGCTAATTTAGCTAAAG